AATACTTGTCATCATTTCCACCACATACCGCACGTAGTCGTTCCCTTTATCAACGGCGTTAGCAAGTTGCTTCATAAAAATCTGCTCAGTCACCCTAACGTCGCCTTCCAAATACTCATACAATAACTCTTGGTCTATCTGGTCAGCACCAATCCCAAGCTTAAACCGCTCTTTAATCTCGTCATCTTTTTGGAACGGGATACCCCAATATTTAGCGACTTTAACTAACGACGGGTTTGGGTCAGCTTTACCCGTTTGAATGTGATGAAATTTCATCGTATCCCACAACTGTCGTGGCTTGTAAACTAACGGATCGTTTGACTTAAACAAGTACATCAAGTCAAAACTAAGGTTGTGTCCAACAAGTACAGCCTCTGGGTACTTGGCAAGCAGTTCAAGCAGTCCCGTTGCCGAATCTTCCAAAAATACATCGTCTTCCCCGGCTAATTGAAAGCCAAACGCTACTGCAAAGTTGTCCGGCCAAGCTGGTGCTGCGCCAAAGTGCGGCTCAGGTGCGTTGATCGTGGTTTCAAGGTCAAGAATGATGACTTGATTAAACATGATTGTCTCCCAACAAAGAGATCAGTTGCGCTCGTTCTTTGTCAATTTTCACAGCACACCCAGCACTTCGAAAATCATTATGTGCGTAAGACAGCTTGTTTTTAGGAGCGCGTAGGAACCTCATCTCGGCACCTTCGTCGTTTGACTGTCCGATGGTCAGTATAGCGTCTGCTTCACCTTGAACAGAGGTTTTACTGCCATACAGACTCCCCATGAGCGGGTATTTAGTGTTGTCCGCCGTATTATCAAGTTGAGAAGCACCAATAATCGGGCCGTACCTTTTGGCAAGGTCACGCACATATTGTGCAAGTTTTGCGTAACGGTCGATCCCCGTCCCGTACTGCTTTTCAAAACCCCCAACTTTCCAAATCTGATCGATGATAATTACTTTTGGGTTGCAAGCCTCGATTGCTGCCTCGATGTCGTGGACAGTCATGCTTGTGTTGTCCATAACCTGGATCTTACCAACCCCAACCTTCTCCTCGAACTGTTCCACGCTCTTCGTTAAATCCTTCATAACTTCCTCGCGTGTCCAATTCAGCGCGGCTTGCGTTTGCCTAAGTCTGATCCTTGAACCTGCCTCTTCGTTGTTGCACCAAAGTACACAGTCGCCGTCATCAAGTTGCCTTGCAAAATGAACTGCTTGTGTAGCAAGAAACGTAGTTTTCCCGCCATCTGGCCTCGCACCTATGATAATTAAATCACCTTTGGAAATTGGCCCAAGAATCAATTGAAGTTCTGATATTGACCAATCGTATTTAGGCGCATCGCGAAGGTCACGCAGTTGCTCAAGCAGTTCCGAGTTCGACAGCGATAAGTTTTCCAAATCCCAAGCGACTCCGGTAACTTCAAGATTGTACTCTTTGATTTGTTCCTTAACGTCTTGCATGTCCGCTTTACCCAAAACAACGGCGTAGGCGGTCTCACTGATTTGGTTCGCCCAATAACGTGTTGATAAATTCTGCATGACGGCTCCGTCCGTTATAGCGTCGGAGGCGTGGAGTTTGTCGCAAAGTACATCGACCAGCGCGATCCTATCTTCGGGCATTGACGGGTGTTTTAGTGTTATCACCCAAGCCTTGAATTCAAGCCAATCAACGTCTTCCTTTCCAAGTTCGTTGAAGTAGTTATTTAAATCTTTGTATATAAATCTAATATCTTCAGATAATCTCTCTTCTCTAATCAAAGAAGAGTATCTCTTATATCTAGAGATATTAGAGAGTAGTAGTAATATGTCAGTCTCAAGCATTGTTGATGATCTCCGAAATTTCAAAGTCGTGCGTCAAGTGTTTCGCTTCGGCTTTAATTAAAATAATATCACATTTTACGAGAAGTGTTAACCGATCATAAATTTGTTTCGCTTTGTGTACAACCGCTTCAGAATCATTATCAAGCCAAACAACAACCTTCCCGCCCGTTTCTTTATACCAGTTTGTAATTTGCTTAAAGTTTTCTGTAGATAAATTTGTGCCCATCAAGGGCAACGCAGAGCCAAGTCTGCTGCAGCGCACTGCACTCAAATAATCTTCTGTGAGAATTAAAATCTGCGGATTCGTTTTAACTGTAAATGGAGCTTGACTTTTAGAACCAAGCAAAATCCACTTAGGTAGTGCCTTGTCAAACGTCCGTAAAGCCAATCCTGTTACTTCTTTGTTGTCTTCACACAACGGTATTGCTGGCATCTTGCCATCTAAAAGTTTAACTCCTAAGTCCTTGTATTCACTGATGTTTAGCCCTGCTAAAAACCACCACCGTCGAATGTCAAGTGGTATTTTACCAAAGTCAGGCGTGTGCCACCTGTTTGATGTATACCACTCATCAAGTACCGGCACATCCCAAGCTTTAAATGGGTCGGTGGGATCTTGTTTCGGTCCCGGCTTGAGTGCTCGACGGTCACACGCGGATGGTGTGTAGACACCTTTACCGCCACAGTGGAAACAGTAGCCGATAACGTTGCCATCCTCTGTACGTGTTAAGTAAAGCCTGTCGTTATGCAAACCCGTTTTACAGTGATGTATATTGACAGACCCCTCAGTTGGAAAGTGGTCTGAAAATTCCTCAAGTTTAATCCAATTTGTCATAGTCAACTCCTAAATAACCGTCCTCAAGTACCAACTCTTCGCCGGTAGGCGGTAGTAAAATCAACTCTCGGCAGTCCCTGCACAAGTCTTCCAAACGATTTCCAGGCTTGTTCCAAAAAACCCTGTTTAGTTTTATGTCGCACGCTTTGCATCTCATTGTTCCGTACCTTCATATCCGTCTGCCCACTCACACAAAGCACGGAGCGTTCGTAAAGCCTCATGCACACGCTGGATACGAACGAATTCATCAAGACCAGCACTCGGAGTGATTGTTGGAACAAGTTGAAAATCCGCCGGGGACAAACCCTTGATCAACTCTTCCTCCAAACATTCAAGACAATCTGAATAATTTTCAAGATCAGTTTGGATTATGATCGTTCGTGGTTTCTCCACGTTGCACCTCCTCTTCTGCTTCTTCTGCTTCTCGATGATCTTGGGTTTCTTTATCCAAAAAGTCTAACCAAGTTTGGTACTCGTGGTCGCTCTTGAGCAAAAGTTGCTCCCAAGCTCGTCGTGCGGCGCTCACGTATCGCCCCGATCTTGGGTCTCAAGGTCGATCAGCTTTTGGAGATAATGTTTAGCCTTACGCAGGTCTTCCAGACCTCCTCCGCTTGGCTCCTGCCACCGCGTGACGTACTTAATAATATTCCCTTCGCAAAACTGCATATTATGTGACGTAATATAGTCCCAAGGTTGTATTGAACTAGTGCGATAGTGCCTCGGCCCATAGTTATTCGCTTTCATTGCCATTGTTGTTGCTCCTCCTGCTACTGGTTAAAAAAATCGTGCAAGGCTGTGATGATCCAAACGACGATCAACAGCACAAGTATGTTCCCGGCCAGTTCGCTACCCATTTCACTAATGCCTTACGTCACCTTGTCTTCGACGCCAGCCTCATCAAGGACTTTCCGCCTATAATCCAAAAGCGACTGCCCTCGGAGCATCCTGCTTTGCGAGAGAGCGCTGCCGCGCCGACGCCAAACGCTGCTGTCTTTTTTCTTATCGCTCGGCTCAACGAAATCGTATGGAAATAAGGACACGGCTAATTCTTTCATCCACACATTTATGTCACGCATTCGCCTCACGCCTCCAGGCTGAACGTCAACACATCGATAGCCCATCAGCTCCCAGAATCTATTTGCTGCGACATCCGATCCGCAGCGCAATTGTATCCCGGCTATCCCCAATAATATCCCGCTTTCTTCTAGCAGTTTGCACAAGGCTGCTCCGTACCAGTTGCCCCGCAAATCGTACTCAATACAGGCTTGATGTATTTTTGTGAACGCGGAAGTTCGCTGAGCGCCGTGATAGAGATAGCCAGCGGGTTCGTTGTTAACCAGCGCTAATAAGATTCTTTCATTCTCTATTTCCCGCTCGAACACTTGTTTGGGATAAAAAGCCAACTCCTCTGCATTGCGTTTTTGAAGATGATCGACAAAGATCAAATCACGCAAACTCGCACATCTGATTTCCAGTTTCATCAATGCCTCATGCCCCTATTTAACGCCGGGTCTAAGAAAAGTTTGTCTTGACAGTCTTGACACAACCCTGAGAGGGTGTGTTTGCGGCGACGGCTGATCTCATCTAGGAAAGTATCCACTTCGCCCGGAGCGAACCACTCCGCTTTGTTCGTGACAGACACACCGCAAAAGACGCACGTATCACCAATAATACTGGACCGACGGGAGCGTCCGGTAACTGCAGCTAGAAAAGCTTCTAACTGTTCTGATTTTCGTGTGGGTGTTGCCATGTTGTTAACGCCAAAAGTAAAGATGTCAAGTGTATCACAAATTAGTTGTAAAAACGTGAGTTGTGTACCGAAAAAACCCCACAACCAATTACTAAGGGTTTTAATAAAACCCCTTGGATCAGGTCTCCGCTCGCCACCCTAAAATTGTGGCAGCATCGTTGATTTGGTCGGCATAATTTCCCCGCCCAGTGTAACATTTTGGGTTGCTTGGATTTGCTTGAATAGCAGCATTGCAGTCGGCAATAATATATCGCAATGAATTATTGGGTAATTGCCAAAAGTGGGTGTTCTCTAGGTTTGCCGGTTTAGTTCTCATAGTCGGTGCACTCCTGTAATAAATATTAACAAGTACAGCTACCGTACTACTTAGAATTAAGTAATAACAGATATTTATTATTTATTGCATATAGGGGGTTGCAACACATATAAAATTGTAGTACAGTCCGGTTTCACCTTAACCAATTACGGAGATTAAGACTATGTACGCAGGAAACTTACTCTATAACTCAGCGACAGATGTACAGTTGACGCGCTCGGAACTCTCGGGGTTAGTAACTCCAGAACCATTGGGCGCTCGACACGCACCGTATTCCTTTGCGGAGTTTGCTGACAACACTCACGATGCGATAGAGGCTGCAGGTTACCGCGTAGACAATGAGCAGTTCGTTGTTACAAAAGACGGCAATCGGCTATTCGGGCTAATGCAGGTCGCGTTAGATCCAACGCACGCGGACTACCCAACGAGTAATGTATTTGACAACGTTCTTCCGCCGTACCCCCGCAAGCCTGAGCACTTAAAGCATAAACTTCTGGTAGGTTTGCGTGGTGCTCACGATCAACGTGTTAGCCGTGGACTGCTAATCGGCAGTAAAGTACTTGTCTGTAGTAACCTATGCTTCCACGGTGACCTAGGCAATTGGAAGTCTAAACAGACAACGAATATCGCGCACCGAATACCAGCCCTAATCGGGCAAGCTGTTAACGGCCTTGACCACGCTCGGACAGCCTTGTCTGACACGTTTAAACGCCTAAACGATACGCCTATAGGCCGTTCGAAAGGTGATGAGATTCTAGCGACCGTATACCGCAATAAAGGATTGAGCGCATCACAGTTGGGACGCGCACTGGATGAGTGGGGAACGTCTACCATTGGCGAACATACTAGTGGTGGGCGGAATGCGTGGTGGTTGCTTAACGCTGCAACGGAAGCCTTAAAGCCTACGGGGCAAAATGTGTCTCACTTGGACACTGAAAGCCGATCTAGGACCGTATACCGCACGATACGAGCAGAGGCTGCGTGGTCGTTAAACCCTGGCTATAACGTGTACGATCCTGCAGCGTAAAAAATACAAAAATAAGACTATTAAGCCCCTGCGGGGGCTTTTTTATTGCTTAAAATTCAACGTAGAACACGCGCAAATTATTGGGTTTAAGTGCTTGACATATGCTTACCGTACGATATAGTGCGTCCTCCTATTACTATTATTTTATATATACGGTGGTACTAATTAATGACTACACCAACATATTACGACTACGATAATCAGTGCTGGATTGTCAGTGACACTATTGAATCGTGCAGCCATCCTGCAACCATGAACTGCCAGTGTTACGGTAGACTCCACGCTGGGGAGCCGGCTACTGCAGAACAAGCGAAGAACTGGGACGATCGTCTATCCGCACAACGTGTCACTTGGTAATGCACATGCACCAATACATCCTAATTACAATCTACGTCCTATCCTGGGCGTACGTCTTAACCTATTGAAGGATAATCAATTATGCCAAGTCTAAAATTTGAGTTTGCATCTAACGCTGCAGCCGTTAGGGCAACGCTAGGTAGATCGATATCAATCAAAAATAGCAAAATGCCAGGATCGTCGTTCGCAACCGATCCGTTCGCTTGTGCGGTAGGCGCAAAGCTTGCGGTAGTACCTGGTAGTACTTGCGCAGAATGCTACGCACGACGCATCGCTAAAATGCGCCCTAGTGTTGCGTTAGGCTATGCTCGCAATGAGCAAGCGTTGATCGAAGCTTCACTGCTTAAGGGGGCGGATCGGGAAGCCTTCATCTTAGGTATGCGCGATCAGATATTGCGCGCAGTTGAGAAGACCGGGGAACCATACCACCGGTGGTTCGATGCGGGAGACTTGGCGAGCTTGGCAGTGTTGATCCTGATTAATGACATTGCACTTGCTACGCCTACCGTAAAACATTGGCTACCAACGCGGGAACTAGCCATAGCACGTAGATTCAATAATCTTTGGATGAATTATAGCCCTAGTGGCGACCGGCTAGACACGCTCAAACTTGCAGATAATCTCGTAATACGCGCTAGCGCGCCAATGATAGACGGCAGGCCACCAAGCAGGTTTGAGAACACGAGCACTGTCCACAAGCTCAATGAGCCTCTAGGGCACGCATGTCCGGCGCAGTCGCAAGGTAATCAGTGTGGCGCGTGTCGCGCATGTTGGGATAAGAACGTTGCTAACGTGTCATATCGCAAACACTAGGGAGACTCTCCATTGCATACCATTTAAGCCCCTGCGGGGGCTTTTTTATTGCCTGCAATTTGAGTACTCGGAACAACCTCAACCCTAGCAGAACATAGCCCGTGAGACCGTCTCTAGTCGCTGTCACGCTACGATCTAGTGGTGCCCATGCCTACCCTACAGGGGGGAGGTACTTATGAACTATCCTATGCCAAAGGAATATTAGGTAAGTGTGGTCCAACACTCTCTCTCTCCTCTCAAATCCGTTACATTACAATCCGCTAATATAGTGATATCTAATATATACCCTGTGGATAACTTTGTATAACCTGTGGATATCCTGTTAACAACCTGTGTATAACTTTTAGGTTGTGGATGAATTGTGGATAACTTTTGAGTGAGCCACACTATCCCATATGAATCGGGAAGGGGCGGGGGAGTCTGGATCGATGCTGGATAT